CTAATGCTTTGCGTAATACATTTTTATTCAAATATTGTGGTCTTATCCCGAGATATGAAGAAATATCATTGATTGCATGAATTAGGGTAGTTTCCGAATTATCGTTGGATAGTATTGTTGTATCATCTTTGATCTGACATAGTAATGTTACCAATTTAGGAGGCAAGTTGTTCATTGACAATATATTATCTTTTTGAGGATTCGACAATATCATATAAGGGAGTCTAGCTAGCAACACTGCAATTTTATAATTTTTCAGGTATATACAGGTGTCAGTGTGATTCGTCATCTCTAAGGCCGACGATATGGACGAACAGATGCCACTGACTTCTATTGATTCTGAGAACACCATCGGATTGTTTCCACCACTGGTTGAAATCAGCTTCTTCAAAGTTGCATCAGCCCTCTCGCCGTCAGCGTAATGTTGCCGCAACATTGTAACCCTGTGCTTTGAAAGATTCGTTTGTCCCATTTTTGCCATCATTCCGAATTTGGCACAATGTCTCGTAATTTTCAAGAAAGTAGCTTCCATCCCAGCCGTGGTAGCTTGTCTGATCTTCAATAATGCATTCACATCATCTGAATATACCATAATTGTTTCAATTTCTAGGTCAGTCATTACTCTTAACAACTTCATCATCAATGTTGTATGTAATGTCCAGAGAGGATTAGCCATCCTTCTATTCCTCCCAATTGACCCTGTGTTATCATAACATCATCAATATACTCATCGTAATGATAGATATCCAATTGGGAGAAGTAATGTGGGAGGCAAGCCCAATCTGATTCTCCGAAGAGTTGTCCACAAAACTCTGACAATTGTGATGTGTTTGAGTATTGCATTGACTGATTATGACCCTCTATATCTAACATTAAGGAATAAGTGTCCTTCTGTTTCAGATCTTGTGCAGCTTTATGTAATAGTTCTTTTCTCTTCTTATCCATTGGGGTCATAAGCTGCTCATCAAAATAGCTTAAGATTTTCTTCATCTTAAGTGCAATCACACTCAGTGCATGTTTATTTGATAATTCTCCATTTGCAAAAAATCTACCATCCGGCTTCTGTTCTCGTTCTTTCGGAATCAATCTTACTGGGCAA